AAAAAAACTTTCAACAGATACAAGCACTTAATGTTCAAAATTGTGCAGTTGTTCAAGTAAACGCTGCTTGGAACTATAAAAACAGAGTTAAGATTGAAAAATTAGCAAAACTTTGCTATGTTGCAGAAGTGGACTTATCAAATAAGCAAATTGGAGCAGTCATACAAAAAGAGTGGAATATTAAAGTAGTTCCTACTATTATCATATTTGAGAATGGTAAAGAAACTATGAGGTATGAGCCTGGTATTAGCATGAGATTTGATGAGCAAGAAGTGTTTGAAAAAATTAAAAAGGAAATCAAATGAAACATAAAATGAAAAAAAAGAAAAAAGGCTTATCAGCTAAACAAAAAAAACTACCAATGGCTTTACAAAAAGCAATATTAAAAAAGAAGCGTAAAAAATGAGGCACAAAAAAAGAAAATCAAGAGTAAACGAAGCTGGTAATTACACTAAACCTGCTATGCGTAAAAGATTGTTTAATAAGATATTAGCAAGTAGTAAAGGTGGCAGACCTGGACAATGGTCTGCTCGTAAAGCACAAATGTTAGCAAAGCAGTATAAAGCTAAAGGTGGAGGCTATAGATAATGGCTATGAAGAAATCCCAGAAGAGTTTAGCAAGATGGACTAAACAAAAATGGAGAACAAAGTCTGGTAAACCTTCATCTAAAACTGGAGAAAGATATTTACCTTCAAGAGTTATAAAATCTATGTCAGCATCAGAGTATGCTTACGAAACAAGAAAGAAAAGAAAAGCTACTAAAAAAGGTAAGCAATCTGCAAAATATTCTAAATCAACACTTAAAAAAATGAGAAGATATTATTAACTTCTAAGAAAAGGAGAAGCAATGTTGCAAGAAGCACAAGATAAACTTAAAGAACTTGTTGAGCAGTATAATGCTACAAATCAAGCTATTGTTGATGCACAAGCAAGACAGTCTGATTTAAAGTTAGCAATAGCAGAACAACAAGGATTTATTAGAGGACTTGAATCTAATAAGAAACCAAAAAAGGAAAAGTAATGCCATATCACAAAGGTAAGAAAAAGAAAAAGAAAGTAATGAAAAGAGGGAAAAAGAAATGAAAGTAAAAGCTCCTAAAGGCTATCATTTTATGAAAAAAGGTAGCAAGGTATCTTTAATGAAGAATCCCAAAGGTGGTTATAAACCACATAAAGGAGCTTCTCTCTTTACTTCTTTCCCAGTTCAAAAGAAGCACAATGGATAAAGAAACTAAAAAGATTATAGATAAAGTAATCCACAATGAAGGTGGTTATAATAATGACCACGAAGATTTAGGAGGAGAAACTAAATATGGTATATCAAAAAGATGGTATCCACATTTAAATATTCCAACTTTATCCTTAGAAGATGCTTTTCAAATTTATTACGACGATTACTATGTACCTGCAAAGGTAAATAAACTGCCCTATGCTCTTAGATACCCTTTCTTTGATTGTGTAATAAACACAGGTCAAAATAGGGCAGTTAAAATATTGCAACAAGCAATCAACTATAGTATTGTAATGCCAATTAAAGTTGATGGTAAGATTGGACCAAATACAATAAAACACGCACAAGGTTTATCTGCAGAAAGATTTGCTGCATATAGAATTAAATTTTATTGTAAATTACTGGATGCAAAACCAGAGCAAGAAAAGTTCTATTATGGTTGGTTTAAACGAACATTAGAGACAATATATGGCTGATTATATAACACAAAGAGATTTATACGATATTTATCCAAATATAGGCGAATACGATTCTAAGAATGTAGTCTATGGATGGAAAGTAGATTCTGGTAGCAGATATAAAGCAGAAAATCCTGGATTGGTAACTGCTTTATTTGCGGATGGACAAAACTTAGGCTCTGCCCAAACAAGCAAAACTGCAGTTGATGCTAATGGGGAGTGGTACTATGATGCTACAAATGATGTAGTGTACTATTATAACGATTCAACTAATCCGCAAAACATCTTGATGGAGGCAGGAGAAGATAACGCAACCTTTAAATCAAGAATGATTTCTAATGCTACCGCATATTTTAATTCTAAAGTAGATAGCACATTACCAAGAGAAATGTTTGTTCTTGAAGATGGCTCTTACGATTACTTTGTTAAAAGAACAGTAGGATTGTTTTGTTCTGCATTTATGATAAAAGCTTATGAGCCAGAAAGCGATATTGCAGAAGCCTTATTAGAAGAAGCAGAAACTAATGTTATTGATTTAAACGAAGGTAGAGTTAAACTTGGATTTCAGACTTCTGGGGATATGTCTCAAGGAGTTATTAATAAAATATCAGTCAGTGGCTCACTTAACATTATAGATACCAGAGGAGATTACACTGGAACTTTTGATAAGATTAAAGTTATAGTTACCACTGGTGGAGCAATAGGAACTGCTAAGTATTCTGTGTATGTAAAAGACCAAGATGGATTAAAAAATAAAATTGTTATTACAGATAAAATTATCAATGGAGACTATCAAGACCTATCTGGTGGTTTACAGATTAGATTTTCTGGAGCAACAGATAGTTCTACTGCAACACAAAATGATGAGTGGGAAATAGAAGTAGCAGGTAGATATGAGCATACTGACAATGCTTCTGTTAGAACTATACAACTTACAAGAAACTCAACCAAGAGAAGAAAATTTAGCTTCTTTAAAAACTAATGCCTACATCCTACGACAAGATTTATTCTGAAAATATTATTGATAATATCGTAGGCACAATGAGAAGTGAGTTTGGTAATACCATACAAGTTTTTTTCTCTGATTCTTTTGTAAAAAAATCAAATAAAAATTTAAGATTAAGTATTATAAATCAAGCATTTAAAGAAGTTAATAAAGATAAAATGCTCAACAACTACACTATTCAATTAAAATTATCTACTATATTAGGTAGAATAAGCAAAGAAAGTTATAAGTCTTTCTTTTATGACATACATAGAGTAGAGCAATCATTGCTATCTTTAAAAGGTATATTAGAGTTATTAGATTTTTCTATTGATAGTATTTCTTTAAATGATTATGATGATGAAGAAGAAAATGTAGCAGGTTTATACAATGCTACTTTTATTGTAAGTTTTAGTTTATTAAAGGGATAATATGCCATTAACACCAACAAATTATTTATATGATAATCTCTTAACAAAGATTGAATCAATACTTAAAACAGAGTATGATGGTAGTTTTCCTATATATATTGGCGAAGAGTATAAGAAAAATAGAAACTCTCATATAAGACTATTTATAGACAATATATCTAACATAGACAGTAAAGAAAAAAGCATTGTAAATCTATGCAACTTCTCTATAAATCTATATTTAAATATTAAGTCTAATGATGTACAAGCAAAGAAAAAGCTAACAGATATGACAAATAGGTTAGAACAAGTATTGTTTGAAAACCAACTTAACGATAATAATCTTTATTTTGATGGCAGAATAGAAAGCATTGAAACAGATATAAAGGAAGATGAAGAAGTATTTGTTGATAATTTGCGTGTTTCAAGAATAAATTATAGCGTTAAAATACCGTTAGTTTTCAATACTTATGGATTCTTCTTGTTAAGTAATGAAGATAATTTTTTAACAAGTAGCAGTGATAAATTTTTAGTATTAAATTAAGGACTAATTATGAAATATATTTTAAAAGAAGATTATATGCCAGATGCAATTTCTGGTGTAGATAGTAAAATTATGGATGCAATGCAAAAGGGTAAACCTTTTGATTGTGATAGATTACCAAGAAACCTTATTGGTAAGGTAGAAATGGTAGAAGAAAAACCAAAAAAAGTTGTTAAAAAGGAGATAGATTAAGATGGCTATTAATAATGCAGCTATTAACCCAAAAGAATTTGGTGTATTTATAGCAGAAGAAACGACAGTAGGAACATTTCCTACATCCGGCTTTCAAGGAGTTGAAGTAGAATCAATTAGTATGCCTACTTTTAACGACTTAAGAGTTATGGAACAAAGAAGTGGCAGCACTGGTAGAGTTGTAAATAGTGGAGACCTACTAAGACATGAGCCTGGAGCTGTACACGAAATAAGTATTTCTGGTGTTTTAACAGTAGAAAATGCTCCAATATTACTTGAGAATGCTTTTGGTAAAGAAGTGTCTGGAAGCACTGGTGGTGGAGAGACTACAAACTTTATTACATTAGCAAGTGGATATGAACACTCTGCTTTTGATTTTGGAGCTACATCAAGTGGTGGACAAAATACTATAGCAGTATTAATACAAGGACATAGTTCAGTAAACTCAACCTACAAGATTCCAGGAGTAGTAATTACAAGTTTAGTTTTATCTGCTAACTCACAAGAGAATGGTGGTAGATTTAACTTTGAAATGACTGGACAAACAAGATGTCAAGTAGCAGCTACTCCAGTAGCACAAGTATCAAGTGGTGTAACTGATTACTCTGCTAACTTTGTTTACATGGGAGACTTTACACAAGATGTTAAGGTTTATAATAAAGATGTTATTTTAGACCAATTTTCACTTAATGTTGAAAACCCAGTACAATTCTTAGGTAATGACGCTTCTTCTTTTGATGGTAATCCAGAAAAGTATGTAAGAGGAGTACCTAATTTAAATGTTACTGCTAATTGTGTAGTTAAGTTTGATGATAACACTAATGAGTTCTTTGCAGACTCAAGAGTATTAACAGTATCCTCAAGCAATGGATTATTTTTATCAAATAACTCAACATTTGCAAGTGCAAGTGCTTTTGCTATTAACATACCTAAAGTAATTATTGAAGAAGTAGCTTATGATGAAGGAGATTACCTAAAACTAAACGCTACTTTAAAGATGGTTGATGGTGGCAGTGGCAACTTGATTATGGTTAGAAAACCTGCTTAATAAAAGGAGAAAATAATGGCGGATAAAAAGTTTAAGCTTTCCAGTGGGAAAGATGTAGTTCTATTAGAGATGTCAGTAGATGATATTGATTTCTGTAATGATGTAACTCAAATTGTTTTTGACACTGAAGGAAATCAAATCCTTAAAAATATGGCTAAAGCAAGAACTGCTTGGATTCGTAAGGGTGTAAAAAACGCAGATGACAAGTTTATAAAAACTTTAAGTGATGAAGAAAAAAACGAGTTATCTATAAAGATTAGAGAGTATCAAGAACTGGGGGAGTAGATGCCTATACACTTGAGTACAATGTACTCTTGTCATTAAGGAGTCCAGAGTGTATAGGTAATTGTGGATGTCAGTATGAATCATACCCTTATACCGCACAAATACCACTTATTATAGGTGGAGAAAAATATCCAAGAGTAACTTTCACTTGTGATGATGATGTATGGAAATACATTAATTTATTAGTAGAGGACATCAAAGAAGTAAATAAAGCACACAATAAAAATTTTTCATTAGGGGAAGGTATATATGGACAACTTCCTTTCTTTGCTTGTAAAAGATTTTTATATTCTAAGGAATATCAAGACGATATTTATAGGTATTCATATTGTAGCACATTTAATGTACCTGCTTATGAAGGACACTATGGTTTACATCCAAAAAAATGGATTGATAAAAGTTTTTATATAAAACATATTATAGAAAAAGAACAGAAAAAAGAACATGGCAAAACAACAAAACAATAATATAAAAATTCATTTTCGTGCAGAAGGCGAACAAGAATTAAAAAATGCTATTATAGCTCTTGCCAACTCTACACGCTCTCTTAAAAATGCACAAAGTCAATTAGCAAAGTCCACTGGAGCAACTACAGTCGCTCAAGAAAAACAAATTAGAACTGGAATACTGGCTCAAAGAAATCAAAGAAATATGAATGCAGCTGTAAAAGAGGGAAGCATGACATTTTCTGTATTTCGTTCTAAGTTGCTTTTGGCTTCCTTTGCTGTTGGATTAATGAGTGCCACTATAGGTAGGCTTGTTGCTGCTTTTGCAGAACAAGAAGATTCTGAAAAAAGAATTGATGCTGCATTAGCATCTACTGGTAATATATCTGGACTTACATCTGAAAGAATAAAAGAATTGACAGCTAATCTTGAAGATGTGGGAGTTATAGGAGACGAGGTAAACAACAAGGTTGCTTCTTTGCTACTTACATTTACCAACATTAGAGGCGAGGCTTTTGAAAAAACCATGATAGCAGCTAATAATATGGCAATATCTATATCTGGTACTGTTCCAAACTTTGAGCAATTAAGAGGAGCTGCGTTACAATTAGGTAAAGCCTTACAAGACCCAGCTGGACAATTAGGAGCATTAAGTCGTTCTGGATTTACATTTACTGATGCTCAAAAGAAAATGATTAAAGAAATGGTTAAAGCTGGAAATGTTATAGAAGCTCAAAACATCATTTTAGAAGCAGCAAACACACAGTTTGGAGGGCTTACTGAAAAGGTTAGAGAAACAACCACTGGAGCTTTTGCAGCTTTAGGTAATGCATTAGGCTCTCTTGGAGAAACTTTTGGTAAAATTTTAACGCCAAGCACAACAAGTTTTATAAACTCCCTTACAGAAATGATAAAAACTCTTTCCAAAAATGAAGCTGGTATAAGAGCGACTATTGACACTATAAAATTAGCAACAACTGGATTTATAGGTTATAGAGGAGCTACTTTTGCAGCAGCTGTAACAACAACACAACTTACCGCAGCATTTGCAACTTTTAGAGCTATTGTTAATCCTGCAACTGCAGTATTATCATTTTTAGGAGTTACATACTTTCAAATTAAAAAAAGACAACACGCACTCAAAATTTCTACCAGAGAAACTACTGATGCTATTGTGGACCAAACCAGTGTATTTCAAGAGCAGACAGATGACTTTGAAAAAACTAAAAAATCTTTAGACGATAGAGTTCAAGCCACAAGAAATAACGCAGAGATAACTGAAGTAAATAAAAAAATACAATCAGCCTTTACAACAGAGCAAAAGTTAGCAAGGCTTGAAGAAAAGAAAGCAATTTTAGTTAAACAAGAATTAAATAAAATAGAAGAAAAGTATCGTGAAGTTTTCAGAGATTCTGTTAGAGAGATAGTAGAAGGTAAAATAGCAAAAGAAAGAGATGTAATCTTAACTAAAGCAGCATCAGAAGCACAAAGAAAACTTAACGAACAACTTGCAAAGCGTGAAGTTATGTTGCAAGGCACAAGAGATAATGTAGAAAAATTAGGAGTAGTACAAGCTAAAGTTGCAGTATTGGGAGCAGTTCATACTCGTGAACAATTTGACGCAGAAAATCAAAGAATAGAACAATTAGAAAAAGTAGATGCTGCTTTTAGAGGGTTGGGTATAGAAAATGATTTCTTAGCAGAAGCCATAAGAAATGGACAAACAGTAGCAACTTTAAGTTTTGACCACACTGACGAAGCAGTACAAAAAGCCTTAGCTACTGTTGGTTTGTTAGTAAACGAAGAAGGTAAACTTGTAGATATTACAAACAAGTTTGGAGAAGCAAGTGTATCTGCTTTTGATAAATTTAACGAACAAGCCGGTATGGCAATTCAAGCTTTATCTGGTTTTAGTCAAGCTCAAACTCAATTAGTAGAAGAAAGAATGCAAAGAGAAATAGAAGCATTAAAAGCTTCAAGAGATTTTGAATTAGCAACTCAAGAGCAAAGAGAAGTTATGGAAAATAGAATTGAGCAAAAATTTAAAAGCCAAAGAAAAAGAGCATTTCAAATACAAAAAGCCTCTAATATCGCAGAAGCAACAATGAATGTTGCACAAGCTTATACTAAAGCATTGGCAACCATGCCTCCTCCTGGAAACATACCTCTTGCTAATTTTATTGCAGCGTTAGGAGCTGCTCAAGTTTTAGCTATTGCTTCTCAACCTGCTCCAAGATTTGCAACTGGTGGTAGTTTTATTACGAGCGGTCCGAGAAATATTATGGTAGGAGAGTCTGGAGCAGAAAAAGTTACTATCCAACCACTAAGTGGAGGAACTGCAGACGGAAGCACTAAAACACAAAATGTTAATATAAACATATCTGCTCCATTGGTGGATGAAACAATATTAGATGTTATTATTCCAAAGATTAAAGAAGCAGCAGAGTTGAATCTTGCATAATGTTAAGTTTACCAAACACATACAGTTCAAACTTAGGGCAACATATAAAAGAGGATTATCTTGTAAGGATTTATAATGAAGATGGTAACTACCTTGCTGTAGGTACATCTGAACAAACAGTAGGTGGTGTTACTTATGTAGGAGCAATAACAAACGCTCCAAGTATTAGAGAAGGAATAGATTTAGTAAAAGGAACTGCATCTTTGTCTAATATCTCTATATCTTTTTCTAACTTTTCTTTTACAAACAATGGTACAGTATCATTAGGCTCATCTACACCAGTAGAAGAAGAATTATTTTTTGGTACTAATTATTATATCAATAGAGATGTAGAAGTGTACTCACAATTAGAAGGTAATTCTACAGCTTCTAACCTTTTACTATTGTTTAAAGGTAGATTAAGAGCAGTACAACTTTCAGAAAACAAAGTAACTATACAAGTAACTGCACATAATCCTTTAAATGATATAACAATTCCACAAACTATATCGGAAAGTGGATTATATAAACCTATTGTATTTGGAGATTATGCTTCTGCTTATACTTCTGCTCCACTTTTTGCTTTGCAGTCTTTAATAGGAGCAACTGCAAGAACATATCCAGTGCAAGTAGAAAAAGTACAAAGCGGTAATGTGTTTTGCTTAACTGCGAGTGCAGGTAATAACAGCAACAAAACTTTGCATGTTCACGAATCTGGTTTAAGTCCAGAAGGAAGTGGCTCTATAATAGAAAATATGGCATTATGTACTGCTACAGAAACTGCGGTATCTTCTGCAGATGCAAGTCCTATAGTTACAAAACAAAGTGGCAGTGATGATTTATTTGCAGTTGGTACAGATGTAGATTTAGCAAGAACTTTTAAATCTGAAATGATGATAGAAAGTTCTGATTTTACTATTACAGATAAATATACACCAAGTGCAAGTGCTACAATTAGTTCATCTACGACTGGCTCTCAAGAAGTTCAACTTAGTAAAACTTTTAATATGATAAATTTAGGCAGCGTAAAACATACTCCTTCTTCTATGGCATTTACAATAAATTTTGGCTATAGCCTTACATTAACAAGAAGTGGTGGTAGTTCTAATGGTTTTATTAATAGTGTTTCTTTGGTAGCAAAAATATATCATAATGATGATGATACCATAGATGAAACTACTACATTGTTTAATACGACACACAATAGTGTAACTGCAACAAGAAGCTCTACAACAAGTACAATAAATTTACATGAATCAACAGATTCAGAGTTTACTGGTAATTATCCACAGAAAATAGAATTTCAACTAAATATAAACTATGATGGACTTGACCCTGGAGATGTAGGTAGTGGAGCATCAAATGATTTATCTGGTACTGCTACTGTAGCAACTACCAACATTTTAACAACAACACAATTTGAAAGAGATAATTCATCTGTACAGACAGATACTGAATTAAAAGAAAATATTAAGGAACTTTATTCATCTCAAGATGGTTTAACCTTAGATAGCAATGTCATAAAAAAACCTATTGAAGCACATAGATATTTATGCGAAACCTTTGCAGATAGTAATATTTCCCCTACATCAGTCGGCACTACAAATAACTATTCAAACATCTTAAATACTTTTAACATTTCTGGTGTACAAGGAGATATGCACTATTGGTTAAACAAATCAGAAAAACTTGAAAAGGTATTAGAAGAATTACAACACTTTGGATTTTTTATAGGAAGGATGAAAGCAGATGGCACATATCATTACATAAGCCCAAAGTATTTAACGACAAGTACCACATCATCAACAACATTACCTTATTTAGCAACTGCAGGTACTTTACATTCAGATAATTTAATTACAAGCACAACTGACAATCAGTTTAAATTAACCCTTGAAACGCAAGGTAGTGGTTATACTGAAGGAGATTTATTAGTAATATCTCATGGCTCTGATTTTGAGTTTATGAAAATTACAACTGGCGGTCCAATGACTGGCTCTTCTACTACACAAACTATAACAGTAGAAAGAGGTATTGCTCCAATAACTACTGCAACTGCAGGTAGTCAGTCTGCAGGAACAACAATAAGAAAAGTAGTATTTCCACACGCAGTAATTGATGAAGATGATTTTTCAAACTTGCAAATTATGCACACTCCGATTAATGAATTGGTTACAAAATACAAAATACAATATTTAAGAAAACCAGAAGATAATAGTAAATATGGTAAAACTGCAGAGTTTACTAACTCCACAACGAGAACAAACTATAACATAGAAGATGAAAAAGTTAAAGATATTAAAAACGATTTTGATAAAACTGGTACACTAACAACTAATTATTATAACTACTACAATCATTTAATTGGAGAGCCAAGATTAAAAGTGGCGTTTGATTTAGTAAATCCAAGTTTTTATGCTTTAGAAGTAGGAGACATAGTAAGAATTTATACAACCAAAAAAGCTCCTTTTGGAAAAAACTGGAGAAGCGTATATTTTATAGTGACACAAACAACGAGAACATTAGGAAAATTAAGCATAAGTGCTTATGAAATTTATTAAGGATATATTATGGCAGTTATAACAGAAGTAAGATTTAGACCAGATAGTAGCACAAGTCATGCTAACTATTCTCCATCCAGAAATCCAGATATGAATGTTGCAGAAACAACAAAATATGATGGAATAACAGTATCTCAATCTTATGGTGGTAAAATCTATACAAATGAACGATATGGCAAACAATTAGAGTATGAATTGTCATATACCAACTTATCAGAAGCAGATAAATCAAAACTTGAAGTTTTAGTAAATCAAGTAAAAGGTAGGAAACTCGCATTTCAGTTTAGTACAGATGGGGGGAGTAGTTATATTGATGTAAGATTTACTGCAAATGACTTAAAATTTACACAAACTGCGTATTCTATATATTCTACAACCTTTACCATTAGGCAAGAAATATAACAGAACGCACGAAAATAGCCCTAAAATCAATTATCTTTTGCTAAAAGGGTAATTTGTCGGGTGGATTATCTTTAGCCTCAAATTTCTTGTATTTATCATGCAATTCTAATACTGTTGCTGCAAGATAAACACACAAGTCTAATGTTTCATCTAACGCTTCTTTAAGATTATCTCTGCTGCCATCAATGGGAACATCTTGTTTATAATCTATCTGCCCTTGATTTATCTTGTCTTGTAATAACATCATTATTCTTGTATTGCTATTCATCTTTTTTCCTTTTGAAAGTTTGTAAGGAGGCGAGTAGCCAACCCTTGTATTTGCAATTAACTTAGGGTAAGATTCCTTTCTTGTTAATTGTTAATATGTGCCTCCTTAACTTTTAATTAAAATGGCAAATCGTCATCTGATAGTGCTTCGTTAGAAGGTTTCGCTCCACCTTGCGGAGTATAAACTGCCAATTTCAACATTATGTCGCCTTTTTTAGTTTTGTTTTTCCACAAAGATATTCTATGAACTTTGCCTTCAACATTAAAGTCTCCTTTATAATCTGGACTTTTGTCTAACGGATTATCATGATTTTTATATGTGTTTTTAAATAGATAGCCTACATTTTCTGGCATATCAAACTTTTTCTTATCGCTCATTTTTCCTCCACATGTTTTAAGAAATGTAAGCCAATTTCTGGCTCTACGCAATTTCTTAATATTTGTCTTTTATTTTTTATATTATAATCACTTAAATCAAAACCTTTAAGTTTTGATAAACTTTCTACTGTTCCTCCCCTATGTCCTCTATTTTTTATTTCTATATCCGGACAATCTACATTAGTCCACCAAATATGTTTTGCCATACTTCTTCCTGGTATTAGAGGCTTATAATAAGGTATTGTATTTTCTATAACATACTTGCCATCATACCAATACATTAATAGTATAATTTGTTGATATAAGGACAAGTCTGGATATTTTGCATCAACCTTTCTATACTTCCTATTGGCTAAAAATCCAATGTTATATCTAATTTGACTGTGTGTAGGGCATGGAGGACTACTCCAAATAAAATCAAAATTCATATAGTTTTCTAATAAAAACAAGTGAGCATCTTCTATAACCATAGTGTCTTTTGGAAACATGTCTGAATAAACCGCAGCAATGTCTTTATTGTTTTCAACCGCAACAATCTCATGGCTATCTCCCCAAAGTTTTCTATTTCCCCCAATACCAGAGTATAAGTTTAATATTCTCATACGGTTATAATTTTAAGAATTGTTTTACCTTGTTTTAATTTAGCATCAGATTTAGAGTTATAAGCATACTCTTCTAATTCTTTTGTTATGTCATACCCTTTGTCGTCATAGTTTTGTAAGTCTATTTTAATACCATCAATAGTTTTATTTTTATAAAAGATATAAACATTCTGACTTGCTCTGCCTTCTAAGTTTAAATTCTTTTCGGAATAAGCATTTGCTCCCACAAGAGATGCACTCCTTCCATAAGTGTCTCCTACCCTTGCAGAGTGTATGTGTCCAGATATAACAAAATCAATCTTTACATCCCTTCCACTTGCATACCTACCTTTAATTTGAGTAATAGATGTTTCGTGTTTGGCTTTGATGCTGCCATGCCCATGTATCATAAGAAGATTCATACCCGCTAAATTAACCACAACCTCTGTTGCATCTTTAGAAAGTATAAAATCTACATCTGTATCACGATATAAGAATCTTAAAATATTATAAATAGTAAAGTCGTAATTATCACTTGCGATATAATCATCCCAACCTATTTCGTCTTTAACTCTACTTTCATTACCAGTGATACATGCCAAAGAGACCTTGTAATCCTTCCTTACATCTTCTACCACCTGCTTTAAAAGTTGCACTGATATAAATGTTGCATTAGAACGATTGGTAGATTGTGCAAACATTTCATCTAATCTTCTATCAGAGTTCATTAAATCCCCGGTAAATGCTATTAAAACCTCTTTTACTCCAAGTGCTTTTAGATAAATTTTTGCTTTTCTTATATAAGTTCTAAGTCTTTTTGCTGCCACTTCAAAGTTATACTTATTGTTTGGTAGGTTTACTTCTTCGTTGAAATGTGTATCGGATATTTGAATTACGCCAACGGCTTTGCTGCTTTCCGTTTTGACATGTTTCAATTTAGGTATTTTATGCTTTTCAAGGACTTTAATTAACTGTTTATTGTATTCTGATAGTGCATTATCCAGCCTGGCATGTTCCCGAAACGACTTATTAGCAATTCTATTTCTATCTTGTGCGTTTTGTTTTTGTTTTGCTAATCTTACATTTTCTATAATTACATCTTTATCAAGATATAATGGGTCAGATGTACTATAACCACAAGAATTACATTTCCATCTTTGTATTTTTTGCCCTCTGTTATGCCTAAATCCTTTTTTCTTTACATTGCTGCTATTACATCTTGGGCAACACACTACTTGATTTTCAAGTATTAATCCACTCATTTATACAACTCTTTCTCCATTTCTGATATTCTGTCCTCTAAACCTTTGTTCGCAGTTTTAAGATTTCCAACTTCTTCTTTCAACTCTTGAACTTCTGCTAAATCGCTTAGCCAATCAGTTAATTCTAATGTTGAATAGAACTTACCATTCATTTTAAATATATTCACTGGAATTTTTGATGTATTATCATTGTATATTTGTTTCCACCATATTGGTAAAGATAGTTTTTTAGTATTTTTTATCTCAAAATGATACTGTGCTGCAACACTATCCGGGTCAATGTCTATGATGTCTCCCTTAATAGAAAGTCCTCCCGACAAAGGTGTCCGCCTACAATTAGTTCCTAAATATTTATTAATTGTTTTAGCAACTTCTCTTTCTGCTCTATTGCCCTTGTCTCTTGAGTTTATAGGCATCTGTAATCTCCTTTTTTTCTTTTTTAGACATTTTAACCCAATCAGTCATATTAACATAATCCGGTGGTGTCGTTCCATTTAATCTTTTTTGTTCTAAGTTTTCTGCACATTTTTTCCAATACTCTTGATTTCTTTGAAAGGCATAATCATCTTCACATCCATAATATTTTAATGTAGTACAAGGTATAGTATAAGGGTCGTTCAAATCTACTCTTTGACTAAAACAACTTTCTCTAATATTAAATATATTAGAACTATCTGGCATTATATGTTCAGAAGAATGCTCTCTTGTTAAGTTTCTAAAATTATTTAATTGCCTTGCGGTATTAAAATAAAACTTTCTTAATCCGCCTTTTCTTTGCATTATTTCATATACCCATCTTGTTTTCCATTTTGGTGTCCAATCTTTTTCATATCTACTTCCATCAATATAACTCATCTTACCTCCGAATGTGCAACCATCTGTAAATCACAACACTCTATAAATAAATCTTTGTATTGTTGATTTTTTCTTTCTTTCCCACACTTGTTGCACTTATAAGTGTAAGAAATTTGCTCTTCATCAGAATCTACAAACTTTTCATTTGCCTTACGCAACCAATTTCTAAAAAAAGAATTATAGTTTTTATAAACCTTACCATTAGCAGATAACCAATCTACCATTCTATCATATTCTAATTTTACTTTTACCTTTGGAAATTCTTCTTGCAACTTTTGTAAGTTCTGTAATATAAGGGAAAGTTGTTCTTTCTTTGATAAATACTTCTTTACATTCTTATCATTCTTCTTCATTCTTATATTGTTTTCGTCAATGATTCGTTTATGATTCGTCTTTGATTCGTCAGTGTGTCGCACATCCTGGTAAGTGTCGTAGTTATTGATAGTTAGGTGTGTCCATCTTTTTTCATCATGAATTGTAATCATGTTATCTTTTTCAAGTTTTTTTAAAAATCTTCTAACTTTTGATGGCGTCCACTTTAATTCATAACCCAACTTTTGTAAACTACTTACAACTTCCCCTCTTTTAATATCAACTATCTCTGGTAATAAGTCTGAATATAAGGTTTTATTATCCTTATGATTAGCCCTCAATATAAGAAATAACCACGCTTTGAGATAATCGCCTCTTTGAAATATCCAATGATGTTTTATATCTCGGTGTAGTTTTATCCAACCGCTCATGCTTGTCCTTCACATGTATCAACAAAGGTGAGTTCTGTATCTTTCGTGAATTTATTCATCCACCTTAACTCAATCTCGCTATCTCTCTCCTCGTCTGTTGTTGTTAAAAACACAATAAGCAATGCTAATTGAGTCATAACATCATTAAAAGCATGTGCTTCTTTTTCGTTTGCCGGTTTTAGTCTGCTTCCAATTAAGGCAATCATAAAGTTTTTAAAATACTGATACCTTTCATCTTCGGTTAAACTCCAAAACTTACTTGATTTATAATAATCTATTTCTAATGCATTTATATCAAACATTAAATACCTCCATACTCTATTAAAATTGCTATATACCAAAACACACTTGTTGATAACATGGTTATAATTATTGCAAGATAAATCTTGTCATTTCTATGCATGTTCCAAGAATGATATAATTGTTGATAGTATCTTTCTACCGGATTAAATGTCATTCGTTTTGGATTCCTCTTCACACTCATCATAATATCAAATAATTTAGACGCAGTAAAAACATTTTTGTCTTTTGCATCATAACTATAATCATTAGATTCTAATACCTTGAACTTCATTGTTCGCTCCTTTCTTTGTAGCATTCTCTCGTGGGAATGCTATATCTAAAAATCTAAATCGTCTGATGTAATTTTCTTTGCGTAAGTCTTTTCAACTTTACCTTGTGCGTCTGTATCATCTACATCACACAATCCTAACATTGCAGCAAGAGAATATCTTCTGAAATAAGTGATAGCACTACCTTGCGATTGATACATGTTTTGTCCTTGCAACTCTGCAATAGGCGATAACATTTGTGTAGCAATCCATTCTCCACTTGTGTGATAGAAGGTTGTTCTAACACCTACTTCACTACCATTCCCTAATGGCATTTGTGTAAAAAATATACCATTTTTATTTAATGGCTCTTTTACTGCATCAACTAACTTATCTAACTTTACATACTTATACTTAAAGGCTTGTGTATCTTTTGTTAAGTTTTCTAATTCAGACTGCACTTTAACAAGTGCTTTTATAATATTTGTTCTTTCATTGCTCTCAAAACTTGTCCACATCATTTTTTATGCTCCTTTACATGTTCTTCTAAAACCATTCTAACTAATGCAGCAGTGCTACGATATTGACTTTTGGCTATGTTCCCCAAATCTATATATAAAGATTTAGGTATTTGAACACCAACCATTACTTTCTTTTCCATTGTTTCTCCTTTTATATGCCCAAAGGGAAGAGGTATTATGATAACAAGTGAGTAAGATGTAAAACACCTTTGGGCAATTATTTATCTTGATAGACTTTCTCTGATTACTTGTATTGTTCCAATTAACTTTTCCAACTTCAATTCATTAACATTGCCAATATTGTCCGGCAAGTTTTTGAGTGAGTGTAAAAGTATATTGCACTCTTCCCTATCATCCAACCTTAAAACTAAAACACTATTTGTATTTTTTTCCATAGTTTTTTTATTAATTTAAATAGAATTTCAATCAATCCAAATACTTTTTAGTTTTCCTTTAAGTAATAAGTAGCATAAGTATATCCGCTATCATTACTTGCATAAGTTTCTTTGGTAATTATGTTATACCCTTGTTTACGAAGAGTGTAAATAATACCACTTAATCTTGTCGCATTATATTCTTGGAACGCCTCCATTGATGTAATGCTACCATTTAATTCAAGATGTGTTAAAACCTTAGATGTTTTACCATAGGGTTTTCTATTTCTTCCATCTTTTATAGTTTTAACTTTTCTTTTTTTATTAAACCACATTTTATATTCCTCCTTGTACTATTACATATATTATAACTACAACTAATACTATCATATCAAACATTTCCATCTTTCTTCCTCCAACTAAGTTTACTTTCTAAAAAAATTTGTCTTATAATTGTTTCGTTTTGTGCTTGATTATAATTATCAAATGGCGTCATACACATTTTATTAACCATGCTTTCAACTCTAAGTTCATTTATATCGCTACAATGTTCTCTCGTCATTTTTTCTAAATTATTTGCAAACTTCTCAACACTATCATTTTTCATTTAAACACACTCCTTTTTTTACTAACCAATCTTGATATAAAATATGATTACAAGCATCTTTTTTAGAATTGCAAGTGTCGTCATCATAATCAAGTAAAACATAATTACATGTTTCACACACCCATTGTCCTAAATAATATTTATTGACAACATATTTTTTGCCATTTATTTCTTGAATTTGATATTTACTACTCACAACACGCCTCCTTTTCAAAATCTGTATGTTCTTTGCAATCCCCACAATTACCAAAATACTCTCCATCAAACTCGTGAATATTACCATAAGGTTTCGCACAACAACATGTGCTTACAAGAGCAGCATCTTCGCAGCAATCACATGTATCAATTTCATGTGTAGTGCTAACCTGTGGAGCAGCAGTATTTTTTTCTTGAACATGTTTCAAATATTTCATCATACCACCCAATCCTCTGTCCACCCAGAATCAATAGCAGAACTTATAACTTGTGATAACAATACTCTTGAATTACGCATGTAATCATATAAAGTATATTCTCCGGTTTCCCAATGCTCCATAACATTACCATTAATTTCAATGAATTGTATCTCTGCAATTTTATGAACTCTTAGATATGTAATCATTGAATTG